CCCGAGTACAAACGTGCGGGATGTACTGATAAGCTTAGTGCTGTCAGGAAGTTTCGCGCCTATTTGGAATGGTTCACCGATGGGGGATTTGTTAATTCGAGCCCTCCTCTATGGAAACAGAGCGGCAAATTCGAATTATTGAAGGAGAGTAAACTGAGAAACGGGCAGGAGGGTATTCGTGGTTTCACGTGCCCCCCTGTTGATGAATTTCTGTTGCAAGGGAAGTACTGTCAAGATTTTAACGAAAAGATGGATATTCTTGGTGAGGACCCATTGTCTGACTTCTGGCCTAGTATTGGCATAAACCTCCGTGGCGGTTCCTGGTTCTCTCTTTTGAGACGGCTGGACGATTTAGCTGCGGGTGGCGGTGCCATTATTCAAGGTGATGTTGTTAGATTTGATTCCTGCGAGGAAGTTTTCCTTCTGGACGAGCAACGCAAGACTAGGATGGCCTGTTGGAATCCTGCTTCAGGAGACCGAGAACTAACCGAACTTGCCTTTGCTAGGATCTATGACGCGAACTACAACACGTACATTCTGTTGCCCAACGGCCAAGTGATTCAAAAGAGCTCCAAGATGCCTAGTGGATCTATACTCACGTCAAATGATGGGTGTGGAGTTCATTGGGAGGCGCTTGCTTGGCACTGGCTTCGGACAACGGACCGTTCTGTTAACGAGATGTTTGATCATGTTGCCGGAAAGATCTATTGTGATGATCATCTGCTTGCTGTAGATGGTGAATTCAGTGATTTTGCTGACTTCAGGGCTAGACAACGCTCTTATGCCGATGTCCACCTTATTTTAGATGAGGACAAAGATCGTGTCTCTTTGACGACGAATGGATGCGAGTACCTCGGCTTTGCAAGTCTGGACGGTCTACCAGTACCGTATAAGGAGGATAAGTTCTATTGCTCACTCTTACGACCCGATGGGCCGCGCGACGTACACACCGGACTTCAGCGCGCAATATCCGCTATGGATAACGCGTGTTTTTCGGATGAGATGTTTAGCGCAGCTCGATTGGTGGCGAAAAGATATATTGCTTCTGGGGCACATTTTCGCCCTAGTGATGAAGAGCCGTGGACCTCCCTCCCGACACGGATGGCCCTCCAGCGCCGTTGGTTCGGACATGAGCAAACAACAGGAGTCGTGCGCGTCGTCTGTTGAAAATATTCAATGCCCGGGAAGAAAGCTCAGAAGCCTCCTCCCCCAAAACAGCAAAAAGCAGAAACGAAAGTGGAAATTGTGGTCGCGAAACCTCCTGCGAAACCACAAGCGAAGAAAGCGGCTAAGCCAGCAGAGAAGAAAAAGCAGCTTAACGCAACACAAAGAGGGTTCCGTGACGTCGTTGAAGGCGGTATTACTGGAGCTCTTGATTTGGTTGGAGGAATTCATCCAAAAGTGTACGCAGCTCGCGAAGGGATCAGAGCACTCACCGGATTTAACGAACGCGCTGTGACTGTTGGAAAGATGAGTTCTAAAGCTCAAGGAGGAGGGCCAGTTGTGCAGACAATGAACGCTCCAGTTGCATTTGCCCGTCAGCAAACGCGTGTGTTCAAGAAGACCGTAAAGGCAACCAATGAATCTCAGACTGAGATGATTTGTGACCTTATCGGTCCCCTTGTTCCACCGTCGACGGCATCAACGTATACTGTGTGCTTCAACGCTGCGCTCGCCCCGGTCTACTCGGCCTGCTTTCCGAATTTCTATACGGAATACGAGGACTGGGAGCGATGGCGCCCCCTTGCCCTTCGGATCCACTATTGTCATTATGCACCCACCAGTACTCAGTGCGCAATCGCCCTTGCGTTCAATGAAGACAACAATGCTACAGAACTTGCCGGCGTCGATTCGACGATGAGCAAACTTGCTGCATTGACATACTTCGCGCAAGGTTCCGCTTATGAAGATTTCTCCCTCTCTGTGAAGCCTCCAATGTGGAATACGAAGCAAGTTGGTGGCGGTGAATGGTTGTACCTTGACACTTCTAGTGGGTCTGATGCCCGTCAGAACTCACCTGGAGTGGTCATTGTCGCCGTTGATCAAAACACTGCCAACCTGCCTTCCTTGGGCTATCTCTATCTTGAGTTAATGTTCGAGGTTACTGGCAGGCGACCACCGTATGTCGGTGTCGGCCTCTTGACAAAGATGGCACGATCTATGATTGCTATCCCTGATGATCAGCGTGAAGCCTACCTCAAATGGTGCGGCCAACGCCTTGTCGAGGACCTTTCTAAGATCCGTCCGTCTCAGGCCACCGTCAAACAGGACAACAACTTGTTTGCGGACTTTAAGTCCACACTTCTTGTTCGCCCTCCGCTTCCGACTCAGCTGTCTACCCAGCAGTTGACTTCGAGCCCTTCCTTGGCTCGTCGCAACTAGTCGGTTTCCACAATCACAATCAATTCTGACTACTCACCCTAATGATGGTGTTGGCTTTATCACCCAACACTTGACAGAGGTCTTATAGTTAGGACTGGTCAAGCAGTATAAAACGA